CTTGCTGCTAAAGAATTGGTATCAGGTGACATACCTACTGAACGTATACCACCCGTACCTGCCAGCAAGTCTAGTCCTAACACCAAGCTAGATAAGTCTTGTCAATTCTGTGAATACAAGAAAGCTTGTTGGCCTAACCTAAAGATGTACCAATACTCTTATGGCATTGAATACCTAGTCCATGTAGAGAAACCACCAAAGGTACCAGAGGTTACGGATGGCTAGGACTGCAAAGAACAAAGGTAGACTTGGACAGAATGAGATCAGGGATAAACTGTTGGAAGCCTTTCCAGAGTTTGAACCAGACGACATCAAGTCTACTACTATGGGGGATACTGGCGAAGACATACAGCTATCCCCTGCTGTACGAAAGAAACTTCCTATATCTATTGAAGTGAAGCGGCGTAAAGCCGCACTCAAAACTGTCTATGACTTCTTGGATCAGGCAGCACATCATGGTAAAGGTGAACCAGTTGTGTTCTTCAGAGCTGATCGTAAACCTTGGGTTGTCATGATAGACATTGAGCACTATATAGAACTTATAAAAGTATGGGGTGAGAAGAATGGAAGTTAAAATCTGGCGTGTATTACAAGGACCAATCAGTGTCGAAGAGTCAGGCGAAGATGCACCAGAAGGTGCTAAGTGGTTTATGGTATGTCAAGCAGAGGTAGATGGTGTGTTAGGTGAGGACAACTTTTGGTTTGAAGACTTTGATGATGCCTACGAATGGGAGTCACACTTTAAATCTAACATTGATCCGATTGTCATTGACATGTCCTCAATACCTGAATATAACTAGGGGTTCGTCATGAAGTTTGATATACATATTGTGCTGCAAGTTGACCCTGATGCAAACTTTCTGGAGACCTTTGGCGACAACACAGAAGTTATTTCTGAGTTGATACAGGATTCCATATACGATATAGACGATGTTAAAATACTTGAATGTGAGGTAAAACATGATCAATGAAACTGATCTCGAAGCCTGGGACTACTATGACTCAGGGCAGCTTAACGACTATCAACGTGCAGCTGCACATACTGCTATCTATAAAAAAGAACATGCAGTAATCTACCCTGCACTAGGTCTTGCTGCAGAAGCAGGTGAGGTAGCCAACAAGGTTAAAAAGATTATGCGTGACGGTACTTTTGATCGTCAAGCTATTGCAGATGAGGTCGGTGATTGCCTATGGTACATTGCTGCTCTATGTCGTGATCTAAATGTAGACCTCAAAGATTTAGCAGATGCTAACCTTAAGAAGTTATATGGACGAAAAGAACGTGGTACACTTACAGGATCAGGAGATAAACGATGAGCAACTATTTACCTACTGACTATCAGTCATTCATTCACAAGTCACGGTATGCAAAATACTTTGACGGTTACGGACGTGAATCCTGGGATGATACAGTAACACGTTATTCTGCTAACGTTATCAAAGACTTAGTAGATACAGAAACTAAGCATGACATTGAGCAAGCTATTCTTGGCCTAGAGATTATGCCTTCTATGAGAGCTATGATGACTGCTGGTCCTGCACTAGAACGTGATAACACAGCAGGATACAACTGTTCATATCTCCCAGTAGATGATCCTAAAAGCTTCGACGAAGCGATGTACATCCTCCTCTGTGGCACTGGGGTTGGTTTCTCTGTAGAACGGCAGTACATCACTAAGTTGCCAGAAGTACCACATCTGTTCGAGAGTGATACCACAGTCGTCGTGAAGGACAGTAAGGAAGGTTGGGCGAAAGCTTTCCGTCAAGTGTTGGCACTCCTTTGGGCTGGTGAAATTCCTAAGTGGGATGTTAGCAGAGTACGCCCTGCTGGTGCAAGACTAAAAACATTTGGTGGTAGAGCATCAGGTCCAGCACCTCTTGTAGAACTATTCAACTTTGCTGTGTCTACATTTAAGAATGCACAAGGACGTAAGCTATCATCAATCGAATGTCATGACCTGATGTGCTTCATCGGTCAGATCGTTGTGGTAGGTGGTGTACGTAGGTCAGCTATGATCTCACTATCTAACCTGAGTGATGACCGTATGCGTCATGCTAAGTCAGGACAGTGGTGGGAAACAGCAGCACACCGTGCATTGGCTAACAACTCTGTATCATACACAGAAAAGCCAGACGTAGAGACATTCATGCGTGAGTGGACTGCACTGGTAGAATCTAAGTCAGGTGAAAGAGGAGTGTTCAATCGTGAAGCATCTAAGAAACAAGCTGCAAAGTATGGTAGACGTGATGCAAGTTATGACTTCGGGACCAATCCGTGCAGTGAGATCATCTTGCGGCCTTATCAGTTCTGTAATCTTACAGAGTGTGTTGTCCGTGCTACGGATACTATCGACGATCTTATTCGCAAGGTACGACTGGCTACAATCCTTGGGACAATCCAATCCACCTATACCAAGTTCCCATACTTGCGAAAGGTGTGGCAGCGAAATACCGAAGAAGAACGACTGCTCGGTGTGTCTCTCACAGGGATAATGGACAACCCAATTATGACTGCAACCAATGCAGGTCTTAAGAAAACACTAGAAAGGTTAAGAGAAGTTGCAGTTGACACGAATGCTGAGTGGGCTGATCGCCTTGGTATCCCTCGTTCTGCTGCTATTACATGCGTCAAACCTAGTGGTACTGTATCACAGTTGGTTGATTCCGCTTCTGGGATTCACGCACGTCATAGCCCTTATTATATCCGCACGGTACGAGGTGACAACAAAGATCCACTGACACAGTTTATGATTAATCAAGGTATCCCTAATGAACCCTGTGTGTTTAAACCTGACACCACTACAGTGTTTAGCTTCCCACAGAAATCACCAGATGGTGCAGTAACACGCAATGATATGTCTGCTGTTGAGCAGTTAGAGATGTGGCTGATCTATCAACGTGAATGGTGTGAGCACAAACCATCGGTGACTATCTCAGTTCGGGATTCAGAATGGTTAGACGTAGGTGCCTTTGTGTACAAACACTTTGATGAGATGTCAGGTGTATCATTCTTGCCACACTCTGATCACACTTATCAGCAAGCACCTTATCAGGATTGTACCAAAGGTCAATACGAAGAGCTACTAGAGTTTATGCCAGATCGCATTGACTGGTCTAAGCTCTCTGACTACGAGCAAGAGGACAACACTGTAGCTATGCAGACTATGGCTTGCTCTGGTGATGCATGTGAAATTGTGGACTTAACGTAATGTATGTAGTAATCACACGTGATCAATGTAACTTCTGCGATCAGGCAAAGGCTCTCTTAAAGGGAGCCAACCTGCCTTACGTAGAGTATAATATACAATCACCCAGTAGTAAGTGGTTGCTTTACCTTTTAAAAAGGTCTAGTATCACTACAGTGCCTCAAGTCTTTAATGAAAAAGGTACACACATTGGTGGATACACGGAACTAAAGGAGTACCTAGAGCATGAAACCAGTTCGTAAAGCTTTTAACAGAGCCTTGTACGAGGCATACGACAAGAAAGCAAAAGATGCTTTAGTGTCTCACCTCAAGTCTAAAGATCATGTTATTGTAAACACAGAAGAAAATTATTTTGTTGATGTCGTATCACAGAAACATGGTCTTACATTTCTCAACGAGGCTGAAGTAAAAGTTGCATGGTCTGGTGATTGGCCTACTAACTGGAAGGAGATACGTATCCCTGAACGTAAGCAACGATTACTTGATAAGTACGAGGGTGACGATGGTGTGTTAAACTTCTATGTCTTTCGTGAAGACTTGAAGCAAGCATGGCGTATCAAAGACACACTACTTACTAAAGAAAGTCTTGGTGAAGCTAAGGGTAGGTACATCAGACCAGGGGAATTATTCTTCCACATCCCTTACACAAAGGCAGAGTTGGTACAGCTATGAACATACAAGACTTCCCAAGTAAACCTAAGAGAACTAGACGGAAGACTAACTATAAAAATGCAGATACTAAACAAGTGTCTGGACTTGTACCACGTACTGACAAACAAGGAGATTTGATTGAGGCTTTACGCAGCTCCAGTCAAGTCTTCATCCTTGGTCCTGCAGGTACAGGTAAGACATACGTTACAGCCACTTATGCTGCTGACATGTACACTACTAAGCAGATTGACAAGATAGTTATCACACGCCCTCACGTGGCTGTAGGGAAGGACTTAGGTTTTCTGCCAGGTACCCTAGAGGAAAAGACTTACCCCTGGGCATTGCCTGTCTTAGACGTTCTCACAAAGCATTTGGGTAAGGGAGCTGTTGATACTGCTATTAAGAATGGTAACATTGAGATGGCACCACTTGCTTTGATGAGGGGTCGTAGCTTTGATGATTCGTTTATAATCGTTGATGAAACACAGAACATAACTACCCACGAATTAAAAATGTTATTGACTCGTGTTGGAGAAAATAGTAAAATCGTCCTCAACGGCGATGTACAACAGTCTGACTTAAAAGAAGCTGATGGTTTATCTAAGATCATCCACCTTGCTAAAAAGCATATGTTACCTGTACCAATCATTGAGTTTGGTATTGATGACATTATCAGATCAGACATCTGTGCAGAGTGGGTAAAAGTATTTCTTAAGGAGGGACTATGAAGCAGATAGAGTTTCACACTGTTGATAATGTGAATAACCCTAAGCACTACGGGCAGGGTGACATTGAATGTATCGACTACATTAAAGACATCTTAACTGATGAAGAGTTGATTGGTTACTATCGAGGTAACGTTGCCAAGTATTTACACCGTTGGCGTTACAAGAATGGTGTAGAAGACTTGAAGAAAGCACGCTGGTATCTTGAAGCACTAATACAACAACAGTCACGGAAGTAATATGGAAGCAAAGAAACCTAGAGGTAGGCCACCTAAAAAGAAAACCCTTGAGCAAGAAGCCCAAGAGTTTCGAGAGACTAAAGCTGTAAAAGAACCACCTATGTCACCTAGAATTTACCTTGCAGGTCAAGCACTTGCAGGGTTACTTGCTGCAAACAGGGGCAGTTACATTAGGTTTGAAGATGTTCGACGAGAAGCTTACGAGTGGGCAGACAAAATGTTAGAGGATTAGTCGTCCAACATTATTAGAGTATCTCTTGTCTCTAACCAAGTTTTTAATGCATAAAGTTGTCCACGGGTGAGGTCTTCAAATTTGAGTTCCTCACCTAATTTTTCTGACATACTGTCTACTGCTTCGTCAATCTTTTTCCAAGAGTATTTATCAGACAACTCAAACATTAGGTCTGTTGTATCAGTGACTCCAGAGTTATCTAAAAACATCATAGTCTTAGCTACATCTCTTTGCCGTTTTGTTATTTCCTTCCAAAGAAGTTTTTGTTTCTCTGGCTTCATGTCAGCAAAACCTTGATCAAGAAGTTTTGAAGCTTCATCTTCTATAGATAGGTGCATATACTGATTATATTTGTTTGCTGCTTCAGGAGCTTTATCAGTCACTGCAGTGGGGGCATTCAGTTCGTAGGTAGGTATCCCCATAATATTCATTACACGTTCTGTAGACGTAAGTCTAACAGGTCTAGCACCTACCATCTTACTTGTCTGAACATACATAGGTCCAGTTGCTGCACCTACTGCTTGTGGTTGTTCTTCTCCAGTAAGTAACAGTGTTACATTGTCTAGGTAACGAAGAGATTTGTTTAGGAATTGACTACCAATTTTTCTATCTACAAGTTTACCTTCTGATCCTGATACAAAACCTAACATAAAGTTTGCAGGTTCAAGGGGTCTTGTCACACCTGATATTAGTTGAGAGCCTATAGCAGAACCTGTTTGTTCCATAGCTCTGATCAAAGCCTCTTGCTCACCAGAGATACCTTGCTGAACAATCGTCATAATATCATTAGCAGTTGTGTCTAAGTTTCTGGTAAATGCACCAAGACCAATATCTCTGTTGACCCTTGCAACTACATCTTCTGGTACCGTCTCACCATTAAACCAATACGAAGCAATGTACCCAGCATACTTATATTGTGACAGTGGGTAGTCATATTGTACCGATCTAACTTCACCAGTCAAAGGATCAACAGCCTGATCAATAGCTAAACCTTGCTTTCTATTTTCGTATTCTGTCTGTGCAAGTGTGTACAAAGCCACAGAAGATATTGTACTTCTTGCCCACAACTCTGAGTAAGTTTTATCTTTGTAATACCCACCAAGAAGTTTGGCAACGTGTGGTGCCATAGGGGTGTTTTGAATTGTAAAGTCTACAGTGTTGTTAAAGAATCTACCGAAAGGT